CTGTCAATTCCAGTGTTGGTGGTCAGTGTGTCCACGTCCCATTTGACTTGTAAAATTGTTTCATCTAAACTGTTGATGGCAAATGTGCCCACAATTAAACTGCCGTTGGGCTGTGTCAAATACAGTTGACTTGACCCTGCTTTGTATTTGTTGGGAGTTCTGGCAAACAACTCATTCCAGTTGATGGGAGTGCCCAATCTCACGGGCATTTCCAAAGAACTGCCACGTTCAACAACACTTTCATGTGCTCCTATCAATATGGCTTGTCCGTTGTACACTTCTAATCTGTAGTTTTCATCGGACCCAATCACAAGTCCCAGCAAATCTGCCATGGATGTTGTGGTGCCAATGGGATCTTGTCCCAAGCCGTCAATGTAAGTTCCACTGGTTGTACTGGTGTTGTACATACTGGTAACAATCTTGGTAATAACGCCAAGATGTTTGACCTTGACTGGCGGATTGATCCAGATGGGAGTATCCAAGGTAAGCGTGGCAATGTCTATGGGAGTATCCGTACCCACTGGCACTGTGCGACTGTCCCAACTGATGTCATTCAAATTCAACACAGTTAAACTGGTCCAGTCCACATAGTTGTCTGTGGTTTGCAATTCCAAACTGGGGTTGAACAACACTAGAATTTGTTCAAGTATTTGCAACTTTTGGTCAGTGTTGGCACTCCAGATATCGCACTTCATGGTCAGCTTGAATGGTGTGGGCATTAATCGTTCAATGGTGTAATTTCTACCTTGACCTGTGGTGTAACGATTGGTGTCTGGATCTATATCGCGTTCGCGAATATTAACAGTGCCCACAAATGTTTGATCACTGAGTCTGTCTCGATCCATGGCCAAGCCAGTGATATACACACTGATTCTAGGAACACTGTTGACTTTGTTTTCACTGTTGTTGCGAATGATACTGGCCACTTGTCTATCAGCATCTCCGTACATGACTGGAATACGCACTAGTGTTCCGTCGCCGTATTTGACCACAAAATTGCTGAGCGCACGAATTGTCTGCGTGACATATCGTCTTATCTGACCGTCGTAAAAATGTTCCATTACAAATCTGCCCTTGGTTTCAATGCCTTGCTGATGCTTTGACGTTGTGTTTCTCTATAATTGTAAATGGTCACAGTCCACTGACCTGCATATGGTATTGTTTGTTGCACAGTATCAACTATGGGCAAATTGATTTGCATTTTGGCACTGGTTATGCCTTCTGGACTGATGTAATTGTATGATGTGATCAATCCCGGTGTACTTGCAACCACATATTCTATCAGTGTGGTATCTATTTTCAACACAATGTACAAACCAGTTACTGTTGCATCAATTTGTGTTCTAACTCTAACAGCATCTTTGGCAAGAGTGGCAAAATCACTAACAACTGCTTCGTTGTAGGTCCACGCACCGTTGTTGATAAAGCCAGTTTTTAAAGTGTTTCTTGAATTGGTATTGGTCATGTTCATGCGTACCGCATCTTCCACTGCAATCCATGCATTTTGCTTGCCGTCAAATTTATATAGCCTGTTTGGCAACATGTCCACACGCAGAAAGAAATCATCAGCTGCCGCGGCGGCTGGGAATTGTATACCAAAGCCAAAGTCGTATCCGTTGGTAGGAAACCCATCGCCCAACAAGTATCCAGAGTATCCACTGCGCTGTGGAACACCAGTGACTGAGCTGGCAGTTACACCATTGCTGGCATTGCTGGCCAATACGGACCCGCTGTCTGCGGTGTTTAGCACTGTGGAACCTGTTGTGGGATCAGCGGCAATGGTGTAATACTGACGAGTTTCAAAACCACTTTTTGGCACATCAATTTCAGCCTGCTGAACCACCGCATCACTGATCTGTAATTCTTGATTGTGTGTGCTTAACAAATCACGCAATGTGGTATCTGCCACAGGATCACCGTTGGCATCTTTGACATTTTGGTCAAAGATTTGTGCAAATTGTTGACTGTCGGTGACTTTCTTCAGTTTTAATCTGTACAAATGTGGGAACCAGGTAACACTGAATCCTTCACTGGCACGACCCACATCTTCAATAACATAGTATCTGGGCAAGGCAAAGTCAAATTCGTTTAGGGCAAAATCATCACGCAAATGCGGCAGTTCCAACACATCTCCACTGATGGGCTTGCGTCCTATGTACTTGATGAAATCATTGATATGCACAGTCATGTACAGGGTGTCATTGTCAATAAACAGGCCAAATTGACTTAGGTTAAAATCAACGTTTTGCACATTGTAAAGTCCGCGGATTCTGTAGATTTCTGTGTCATAAATTCTGTCACGATTCTCTAAAAACAGCAAATCTTGTATGTTTGCAACTGATGTGGAGGCATAGCGCGGTTGGTCCGCTGTGGCATTTGCAACTGCGGTATTTGCACCCAGATATTTGTGCAGATAAACGTCAGTTCCACCCGCTTGAAACATCTCTGAGCACTGGCGATCAATGAACTTGTAATCAAGTCCTTTTTCGGGTTTATATAAACTTAGTCTTGGCATAGTAACATATTTATCGATAGCTAAATATAGTAACAGGATAAAATCATGGACGAATTACCATCAACAACTACGTCAAATTCCACTTTAGAACGAAATAAAGTGTTTGATTATGTGCGAGACATGCTGGGCGATGGCATGGTTGAAGTTGAGCTTGACCCCAAGCATTACGAAACTGCTGTGGATCGTGCGCTGAACCGCTATCGTCAAAAGAGTTCAAATGCAGTGGAAGAAAGCTATCTTTTCTTGGAACTATTACAAGATCAAAATGAATACAGATTGCCTGACGAAGTCATCACAGTGCGTCAGGTGTTTCGCAGAGCAGTGGGCTCGAGAACTGGCATGGGTGCTGGTGGCACACTGTTTGAACCCTTTAACTTGGCCTACACCAACACCTACCTGATGAGTGGTAGTATGATGGGCGGCTTGGCAACTTATGAAATGTTTGCTGGATACCAAAAACTGGTGGGTCGCATGTTTGGCAGTTACATTGAATTTTCATGGAAGCCAACCACACATATTTTAAACATTTTACAACGTCCGTTTGCGCAGGGCGAACAGATCCTGATACAAAGCTACAATTTCCGTCCTGACTGGGTGTTGTTGCAAGACATCTATGCCAAGCAGTGGTTGCGTGATTACACACTGGCTGTGTGCAAAACCATGTTGGGCGAAGCTCGCAGCAAGTTTGCCAGCATTGCTGGACCTGGTAGTTCGATACAGATGAATGGCGGCGATTTGAAATCCAGTGCCAAGGAAGACTTTGAGCGCCTTGACAAAGAATTAATGGATTTCACAGCAGGTGGCACTGGCTATTATTTTGTAACTGGATAACATAATTAGATGACTATTAAATTTTCAGAATTACCGTTACAAACAACTGTTACTGGCACATACATAGTGCCAGTTGTTGGGCCGGGCCCAACCAGTTATAGAACAACACTGGCTGATATCAGCACATACCTGCTGGCAGGAAATGCAGCCTCTGCTACCAAGTTGGCCACAGCACGTACAATCAATGGTGTGGCGTTTGACGGCACTGCTGATATCACACTCACAGCAACAATTCCCGTTGCATCCACATCAGTTTCAGGTACTGTAAAAGTTGACGGAACCACAGTAACAATTAACGGTAGTGGTGTTATCAGTGCAACACCGCCGCAATCGACCGCAGTACATGCATTTGCTCTGGATGGAAACAACGATTTGATCTACACAAGAACCGTAGGACAAGCATTTAACTACACAACTGACGGACAGAACAGTTCTTATGTGTTGGTGGACATTGGAACCGACATTTATAATTACAGCATAGATGCAAGCGGGAATTTAATAGCTACATTTAGTAGCTAAATATTGAATATAGGATAAAACATGGCCGTAACTACAGTAAATTTAGGAAAAATAAGAGTAAACTGGCGTGGCCCGTTTGCCACAACCACATCTTACACCATTAACGATGCTGTTAGTTTTGGTGGATCCAGTTATATCTGTGTAACTGCTTACATCAGTTCAAGTAGTTTTACAACAGATTTGGGTCTTGGCTATTGGCAAATCATGGCACAAGGCACATCTGCCAACACCACTAGTGGCGACATTACTTATTACGGTGCCAGCAGCAACACTAGACTGCCCATAGGCTCAGCGGGTCAAGTGCTCACAGTGGGCACCAATGGTCTTCCTCAATGGGGCAACCCCAATGCTGAAGGCAGTGTTTACTATGTGAGTGATGACACTGGCAATGACACATTCAACGGCACCAGTCTCAATGCCGCATT